TTGACCACGCCATAAGCTCCCCCGATCCGACGCCGGCACCTTCTACGTCGCCGCCGTCATCGGAGCCGTCATCGGCACCGTCGCAAGGCGCGCAAGCGTCCGAGCAGCCGGCATCGACGCGGCCCGATCTGCAGCAGGGTGCACAGACGCCCGGCCAACCGCGCGATCAGCAAGGAAAGTTCGCGCCCAAGCCGCAGGGACAACAGGGGCAGCAGCACAACGTGCCGCTGGCGGAATTGCTGAAAGAACGCGACGCACGGCAGCGTTTGGAAGCGCACGCGCAGGAGTTAACGCGTGCGGTGATGGACCTGCAACGGCGCCTCGATCCCCAGCAAGCACCGCAGCAGCCGCAAGGACCGGAAACCATCTTTGACGATCCAAGAGCGTACTTGGATCAACATGTCATGCAGCCCTTAAGGCAAGAGGGGCAGATGTACATGATGAAGATCAAGGATGATGTCAGCCGCACGCAAGCCAACATGCAATTCGGCGAGCAGGAAGTGAACGCCGCATTGGTTGACATCGGCCGCATCCGGCAAAGCCCGCAAGGCAACTTCGTGTTTCAGCAGATCATGCAGAGCGGGCATCCCTACGGCGAGTTGGTCAAATGGCACAGGACGGTGCGAACGCAACAAGCGATCGGCGCCGATCCGCAAGCATGGTTGCGTCAGCAGCAGCAGACATGGGCCGAGAACGAAAAGGTCCAGGACTATGTCATGCAGATGCGTGCGAAGCGTCTAGGTGCTCAAAAGGGTAATCCGCCCAACGTTCAACTGCCGCCATCACTGTCGTCGGTTCGGTCGTCATCCGGCCGCATGGACAACGGCGGCGATCTGAGTTCGTCGAGCCTCTACGATTTCGCCACCAAGTAAACCGGCCGCTCGTCCGACACGAAGCACCCGCCTCTGGCGGGTTTTTTGTTGGGTGCGGTCATAGCAGAAAGGGCACACGGCCATGGCCGTCACCGACATTCAGGCTAATAACAAACTGATCAAGTTCACGCAGCAGATCAATCGCGAGTGGGTACGGGAGAACATGTTCTCCCCGTACATGAGCGATGATGTCAACGCCATCATCCGTCGCCGGATGGAATTGAAATCTGGCGGCGAGGTGATGAATATCCCGCTGGTTACTAGGCTGGCGGGCATTGGTGTTTCCACCGGTCCGCTGGTTGGAAACGAAGACAAGATCGACGACTACGGCATGCGAATTTGGCTGGAATGGTGCCGTAATGCGGTGGTCACCACCAAGGCCGAAAGCCAGAAAGACAGTGCCGACATCTTCGGCGAGGCCAAGCCGCTGTTGTCGGATTGGTTGAGCGAGGTGACCCGCGACGAGATCATCGCGGCCCTGATGGCGTTGCCGTCCGAAAGCCAGCCGGCGGCCGGCGTTCGCGTCAACGGCATTCAGTACGATCTGAGCACGGCGGCGCAACGCAATACCTGGCGCACGGACAATCTGGATCGTATTCTCTACGGTGCTGCGACCACGAACTCGGCAACCGACCACGCGACCTCGCTGGCCAACGTGGACGCCACCGCCGACAAGTTCACTGGGCCCAACCTGGCGCTGCTCAAGCGTGTTGCGATGGGCGCCAATCCTCACATCCGGCCGTACAAGACCCGCTCGGGTTACGAATACTATGTTGCGTTCGCGGGTCTGAATACCTTCCGCGATCTCAAGATGGACAGCACCATCTTGTCGGCCAACACCAACGCACGCGCGCGTGAAGGCCGTGAGGTCAACGGTGCTCCCGATAATCCCATTTTCCAGGATGGCGATATCCTGTGGGATGGCGTGATCGTGCGGCTCGTTCCCGAGATTAGCAACTTTGTGACCAACGTGTGGACCTCGCTCAAGACGGCGGGCAACGGCACGACGCGCGTCGAGCCGGTGTTCCTCTGCGGCCAGCAAGCCGCGGCGATCGCCTACGGGCAAATGGCCAAGCCCACCTTCCGCAAGGAAGATGACTACGGCTTTATCACCGGCACTGGAATCGAGGCCGCATACGGCGTCGGCAAAATCTTCAAGAAGCACCCCAAGGCTGGAACGAAGTTGGTGCAATGGGGTGTTGCAACCGGGTTCTTCAACTCGGCCACCGATTAAGCGGATAGAGAAAGGAACAGAACCATGGTTGCTAACCTGATGACCAACACGCCGGCCCGCGATCCGTTCAACAATAGTGTTGTGGCGATCGTCGGTCGCGTTACTCTCACGGCTGCCGATACCCCGGTGGTCAAAATCGGCACCATCCCGGCGGGCGCAATGATCCTGAGCATTGCCTCGCGGGTGATCACTGCCGTTACCGGCGGCACGCCGGTTCTCGGCATCGGCAGCGTTGCTGCCGGCGGCGCCGTGCCGGCGGTTGGCGGCACCGGCAACGTCCAGACCGTGCTATCAGAAGCGGCCGGCAGTGAAACCGTGTTTCCGCTCGCTGCCCTCACGCTACCGCCGACGACCGACATCGACATCTATGTCGGTACATCCGGCGGCGCGACCGCCGGCGATGTCATCGTCGCCGTGCTGTACGTCAAGCCGCTGTCATAATGGCCAAGCTCACCTGGCTTGGAAGCACCGAAGGTTATCGGGAGGGGGAAACCCCTCTCGATAGCTGTACGTGGAACGGCGTCTTGTTCACCGCCGGCGACAAGGTGGAGATATCCGACGAGTGGATGATCAAGAAGGCTCGGGGCAATCGGTTTTTCCGGGTGGAGGACAGCAACGGCGGCCCACGCCCCGAAACATGGACCAACGATCCGCCGCCGCCACCGCCGATCGAGGAGCCGCCGCGTTATCCTACCACGCCGCCGGACTACCCACCCGAGGACGAACCCGAGCGCGAGCCCAACAAGAAGCGGCGCGGACGGCCGCCGCGCATAAGGGATAACGGCAATGACAATCAGTAACTACGGCGAGCTAAAAGCTGAATTGTCGGCCTACTTGTTCAATCAGCGATTTCTCGCGCGCTACGACAATTACACCAAGATATTCGAAGCCGACGCCAACTCGCGGCTGCGGGTGCTGCCGATGGAAACATCGGTGTTGCTCACGACCACATCGGGCGATGTGGCGCTGCCGTCCGACTATCTGCTGTGGCGCACGGTGCGGCCGACCGTTCCGGCAGTGACAACCCCGACCACCGTGCCGCCCTATAATGAACTCGACTATGTCCACCCGGCCTATCTGCCGCCGGTGGGTCGCGGCTACGATCGGCTGTTCACCATCGAGGGCAGCACCTTCAAGGTGCGACCGGTTGATGACCGCGTCGGCGCTTATGAATTCCACTATTACCAGAAAATCCCCACACTGGTCGGTGCCGACAGCAACAGCAACTGGCTGTTGACCGAATATCCCAACGCCTACCTGTTCGGGCTGATGGTGGAGGCCGCCGGCCAAGGCCGCAATGCCGAAATGGCACAACTCTACAAGGCCCGGCGCGATGAAGTGTTTCAGGAAATCATCCAGCGTTATGCGCTGACCACCGGCGCCACTAGCCAGATGGTGCGAACGGCGGAGTATTTCTGATGCCGATGATCTTTGACGGCGACGGTAACGAGCTTGCTGACATCGCGTTGTCGGAAAAGCAACAAGCGGTGCTTGATCACGACGAAGATATTGTTGTGATCTACCACACGCCGCAAATGCTGCGTTATATCCTGGGCGAGCAGTCTGGCACGTTCATGTTGCACAAGCGCGGTGATCGTATCATTGCGGCGGCGCCGGATAGCTTGCGCGCATACGCCAATCTGCAGCGTGCGATTAAAATCGCGCGGGAGCAACACTGATGCCCGCGCAGAAACTGCCGGTGGAATTCGGCGAGTGGCGGCCTGACATCGCGTTGCTTGATACCAAATTTGCCAGCGAGGTCGAGAACGTCTTCGCTGCGGCCAATTCCTATCTGCCGTTTCCATCGCTGCAGGCGTTCGGCATCACAGCATTGCCGGTGCCTGCCTGTGGACTGTACGCGGCGCGCACGCTGTCGGGCGAATGGAAAATCTACGCCGGCACGCCGACCAAACTTTACACATGGAGCCTCGGCGGCTGGGTTGATGTCAGCCGCACGGTTGGTGGTGCCTATAACGTGCAGCCGGGCGACCTGTGGATGTTCGAGCAATCCGGGCAAAAGCTGGTCGCGGTCAACATCAACGACGATGTGCAAGTGATCGACATCGACATCGGCACCAATTTTGCCGCGCTCGCCGGCTCGCCGCCACGCGCCACCAACGTCAAGCAGATCGGCGATTTCCTGTTCCTGTCAGGATTGGCCGATAGCTCGGGTTACAACAAGCGCAGCATCATCTGGTCGGCGATCAACGACATCACAGGATGGACCATCGGCCTTAACCTCTGCGACACGCAAGAAATGCCAGACGGAGGTCCGGTGCAAGGCGTGGCCGGCGGGGAGATCGGTTACATCCTGCAGGATCGCGCGATCCGCACGCTGCAGTTCATGCCCGGCGACACCACCTACATTTTTAGTATCTCGCGGGTGCTGGACGACCGCGGCTGCGTGAGCAAGTACGGCTTCGATAGCATCGGCAACGTGCTGTATTTCGTGAGTGAGGACGGCTTCTACAGCATGACCGGCCAGCAAGTCACGTCGATCGGTCAGGACAAGGTCAACGAGTGGTGGTTGGCGAATTCCGACATGACCCGGCGCAATGTCGTGCATTGCCTTGCCGGTGTGAACAAGCCGCGGATTGTGTGGGTCTATCACTCGGGTGATGCCGCACCAATGTACGACAAGCAGATCATCTTTGATTGGAGTAACGCCCGCTGGGCCAAGTCTTCGATTTCTGCTTGGGTCTGGGGATTGCTGGCGTCCGACAGCCTCGATCTCGACACGACCGGCCCGGAGACTGGCGATGCCCTGTTGGACAGCACCGCGCCATCGCTTGACAGTTTCGGCTATGTCGGTGGCCGGCCGCTAATCGGCGCCATTAACCCCGGAGGGTTCCTGTCGGCGCTGACCGGCCCCAATCTGCCGGCAACCATGGAAACCGCCGAGGTGCATCTGTCGCCTGGGATGCGTTCATTCGTCAGTGATGCCTACCCACTGGATGATGTGCGCGACGATGCGTCAGGCACCGTTGCTGCCGGCACCCGCGAGCGGTTGCAAGATGCGCCGGTTTGGGAGCCACCAGTGATGATCGAGATCACGGGTTCGGCGGCGCTGTATTCCTCGGCGCGGTTGCATCGCTTCCGCCGTTATATCCCAGGCGCCATGGTGTGGACGCATGCTCAAGGTGTGGTGATCGAGGCGCAGCAGGATGGCACAGTTGCATGACCGATTGGGCGCCGGCGCCATTCCGCATTAAATTCGACGAGGCCCGTGATCCCTACACCGCGCGCAATGCACTCGGCATCATGGGATCGGGTGCCGGCTTCATCACATCGGTCACGGCGCCGCTATCGGTTACCGGCGGCAATCTATCGATCGATCTAGCTACGTTTAGCGGGCCATGGGCGGCTTATACGCCAACGCTTGCCGCTGGTAGCGGCACACTGACATCGGCCGCGGCCACTGGCCGGTTTATCAAAATCGGCAAGAACGTGAGTTTCAGCATCCGCATTGCCATCACCACCAACGGCACGGCGGACCTCTACATCACCGCAACCCTGCCGGTGACAGCCTTCGCTGCCAGTCAGGCGCTGGCCGGCTACCACGAAACCAACACCGAGGTGATGTCAGCGGTGATCCTGTCCGGTGCCCCGACAGTCGCACGGATCAAGAATTCCGCCGGCGAGTATCCCGGTGCCAACGGTGCAGCGTTCGTTATCTCTGGAACCTATGAGGCGGCCTGATGGCATCACCCGGTGAAGACGTTCAAGCCTGGAGCACAACGGCGGCGACCAATGCTACCGCTGATCCGCTAATCAATTGGGCCGAGGGTCAGCCGCGCGCGAGCGTGAACAATTCGGCGCGCTCGCAGATGGCGGCGCACGCCAAAAAACGTAATCTCGAGAACGGCTCCATCACCACCGGCGGTGCCGCCAATGCCCAAACTTTTACTTCGGGCGTGGGATACACCACACCCATTCCGACCGGCTTGTGGGTGCGGCTCAAGGCGGGCTTCACCAATACCGGCGCCGTGACGCTCAACATGGACGGCATCGGCGCGGTGGCAATCAAGGATCAATTTGGCCTCGATCCCGGCGCTGGAGCATTGACCACCGGGCAATATGTTGAGTTGCTCTACAACGGCACCAACTGGATTTTGCTGCGACAAAATGCAGGCGGCGGTACAGTTCCGCAGTGTGGCCGGCTGATATTTGTTAGTGCCACAGCACTGTCGTTCGCGCCGTACAACGGGGATCAGATCAAAATCAATGGCGTGTTTTACTCGATACCCGCGGCAGGAATTGCCGGACTTGCCAACACCGGCGTATTCGTGGGCGGCGTGGCCGCGCAGAACCTTGTCGCTAATGGTGATTACAACGTCTATGCATTCAATAATTCTGGCGTCATCACCGCGGATTTTGTCGGCTCCGTTGGCACCCCTCATGCCACCAGCACGACTGCCGGCAATGTCGGCACCGAGATCAAGAGCAGCGATGACAGCCGCACATTGATCGGCAAGGTTACCACCAATGCTGCCGCGCAATTTGAAAATTTAGCAACCTCGCGCCTGGTCATTAGTTGGTTCAATCGCCGATCGATAGGCGTCATTAGCAATGTTTCAAATTCGAATACAACGTCGACCACGACCATTGAATTGTCCACCGCCTGGCGCGCCAAGTTTTTAACCTGGGGTATTGACGACCTTCCTGTTGTCATAGCGGGCTACGGCCGCAACACCGTAGCGGGGCAGTTTATTATTGCCAACATCGGGCTCGACGGAGCAACGCCAATCCTGCCGCCCTTGATCGCCAGTTCCGACAACGCTGGTTCCAATAGGATCATTGGCGCGGGTGGCATGGCCATTCTCTCGGAAGGAGTGCACTTCATCACGCTGCTTGGCGCCGTGAGCGGTGCAACTGGCGAGTTCTTCTGCAACTGCTCCGCTGTGATCAGAGGATAATACGATGGCAAAGCCACTTGGCCCCACCTTCGGCAATGAAGTGATCGCAGCTGGCCTTGGCGGCTTGCCGTTTTCCTGGGGTGATACTGACGAAACGATCAGCGGACGCGAGAACCTTGACGTCGCGCAGAACGCGACGCTTGACGGTGTGATTGCAGCGCACGATCCGACCAAGCAGATTGTATCCGCGCCCGCGCCATCCACTGCGGTGCTGTTCAACCACGAAAACCGGCTGCGGACATTCGAGGGCGTGCCGCCAATAACGCTCGGCGATTTCCGGCAGCAGAACGGACTATAGTTGCGCCTCGTTGCGATCCCGCTGAACGAGCATGAGGCGTGGGCGCATCACTGGTTGCCGTTCCTGCCGCGCATTGCCAAACGCTCGCATGAGAGTGTGCTCGACCTGATCGGGCAAATCCGGCGGCGCGAGGTGCGGCTGCTGTTAGTGATGGATGATGAGATAGCGCGGGCGCTGGTCGGTGTTCGCATCCATCAAATGGGCGGCAAAACTTGCGGCGATATGATCTGGCTTGCCGGCTTTGGCCGCGAGCAGTGGCAGGAGTTGCTGCCGGAATTCGAGCAGATGCTACGCGATGCCGGCTGTGTCATGTGTCGGCCGGTGTGCCGGCCCGGCTGGTCGCGGTATCTCAAGCAGCGAGGCTATCGCTTGAAACACGTCATCATGGAGAAACCGCTATGAGCAGCGGCGGCCAAACCCCAGTTACCCAGCAGACCCAACAAACCCGCGATCCATGGGCGCCATCGCAAATAGGTTTGCAGACGGCGATGAATAATTCCATGGCCCTTTTCAACTCCGACATCGGCTACCAGCCCTGGACTGGGGCAACGCAGCAGCCCATCAATATGTACACGCAGATGGGCCTCACCGATATGTCCAACACGCTCGGGGGGGATGCCGCTGCGGGCGGCACGCAAGGCGTTTTGGCAGGGCGTCAGCTTGGTCTGAACCAAATCAACGATCGGGGCCTGAGCCCGGAACT